AGCATCAGAGCCAGCCCCTCGATTTGAAATAGAATCTAGTATTGCACTTAAACTATTCCCAAACCCAGAACTACCAGCGAAACCAGCGAAACCCTGCCCTGCTGCACTTGCCCCACTCTGTCCTGGAGCAGCACCTGGCTTTGCACCTAGAACACCACCTAGAGCCTGTAGTTGCCTCTGGAGTGCACTCTGCTGGAATTGTCCATATTGACTAGCAAGCTCCATGTCCATGTCAACACCAGCACGCGAGAGCGTATCTTCAAGACCAGTACCGCGCTGCTGTCCAGAAGCAATAAATTGTTGCTGAATCTGAGGGGCTGTCTGGTTTGCAAAACGTGCTTGTGCAGGATCTACGAATGATTTCTGGAAAGTATCTTCATCAGCTGCAAACAAACTAGCAAATGGACCCTCTCCCTTAATGCCTGCAAGGATATCGTCAATTGTTAGGCGTTGCTGTCCTTGAATTGCTGTCTCTCTGCCTTTATCACGTCCAAGGAATCCACCAAGGGCTGATCCTCCAGCGCCTATTCCGGCTGTTATTAATGCAAGTGTGAAAGGGTCCATTAATTTGTCCTCACGGGGAAAGTTGGGTCCATGTAATATTTGTTGGTGATGTGTGATTCGTAATCATTTCTACTTTATCAGTTGATAGATTAATATTGATATCACCGTTAGCTAAAACTGTCTCTGTTGCTTGTCCATCAGTGTCTCTAGTGTACACGTCCGGCTTACGGTTGATTGCGGTAGCGAGAGTGGTATAAGCTTCTTGAAATGAACGCATCATTCTTTCTTGGGTCATGTCTTCCACGTCGCCAAAGTCAAATGTCTCTGATATCTTAGCCAAGGGTTGGGCCTCCGGGTCTGCAATGAATCCGCACACTGGTCAATTTGACTCGAACGGATGGGCTTATCTGTTTGAATACGAATGTTAGGAAATCAGACTCTTGATTAACACTCATAGATATCCACTGTCTGCCTGGGCTGATTCCTGACGGTATAAGTGGGATGTCTTGTCGAAACGGGGACGTTTCTTCATTCTCGAACACGTCAACCAGGATTGTCCCACCGTTTTTATCTATTAGAAACTCTACATAAGAAACATAGACACGCATTCCCTGTTCTCTCCAAGGATTGAAGGGGATCGTCTCTGCTTTGAACTCAATAGGGACGCTAGCACTTCCACCACTTGTATAAGCCGTATATAGCGACGTATCTAGATCAATTGTGATACTTGTCGTTGTCGCAGCTGTTACGGTGTAGTAGTCGCCTGTTAGCGTATTAGTAGAGAAATCAAAGTTATTTATGCTGTCACCGTCTGGGGAGACCATACCGACAACATCATCGATTGCAATTCGATCACCGGCCTTAATTGCCTGATTTCCAGTACTAATTACACAAGGATTTGCAGCAGTGATTCCTGTGATGTTGATAAAATAGTCGTTTAAACCTTTATTGATTTGATAGATAAACCCGTCATCATCACCAGCTAGTGTTTTCTGAACTGTATCGGTGATTCCAATCTTATTCCATAATTCCGTCGTGGTATCCCATGTTTCCCACGCGGGATCATTTGCTTCATAGATATCGTCCCATGTAAGAGATTGGCCTTCTTCTGTCTGTCCAAATACAGAGAATCTCTGATCGTATACAGACCATGTATTTTCTTCGTAGTTGTTGACCAATACTTTATTCTGCGTGTCGTTGGCTCCGTTTTCGTCTTTATATGAGAATAAAAACTGATCATCGCCACGATCAAATCCGCCATAAGTTAAATCAAATTTTGCAGATTCAATTTCGTCTTCTGTGAATGACGGGATCTTATTATCGTTTCTTTTCGACTGCCTACCGTCTGTTGCGATAATTCCAGTCTTACCAATTGATAACGTTAGATTATCCCATGTTACAGAAGAAAAAGGAGCGTCTGTACCCAGAACACTAGGTACTTTTCTAACAAAATAAGGGTTAAAGTTATCTCTAGTTTTCTCCAGTACCCAGTTAGAGCGCGTGAAGTTCATGATAATCTCATTACCGTTGATACTTACACCGTTGATATATTCGCTAGTATCTGCACGTAATAAGCCTGATCCTGTGGCATTAAACTTGTCACCATTTCCAGCTGCATTTCGAATACCAGAATAAAGAACACCTTGCGGTGTAAATACGCCACTAATTCTTGGATTGAAAAGATTAAGCCGTTCACCAAACCATTCAATAAACCAAGCATTCGTTAGCGTTCCGCCTGCATACGCTTGAAAATCCGCATTATCCAGGGTAAAACTTTGAACATCTGTACCATCAAAACTATAGATATCATCCAATCCAACCCCGGTAAAAAGGAATCGATCGGTCCCGTCTTTGAATGGATACGTTGTACCAGAAACATACTGCGCATTATCGGCTATTCCAAAACCGCCAGCTGGAGCCGATCCGGCATTAGTAAGCTGATCAAAGGTGTTTGTTCCAGAGTTGTACAGATATAAAAATTCCTGGCTTATAGCTAATAGCTGCGTTGAATTATCGCGCAGTGTGTGCTCAAAAATACCCATAACTCTAGATCCATCAGATAGTGGACCCGTTGAAAACTGAGTGAATCCCTTTCTAGACTGAAGAACTTGTCGGTAGATATATCCATTTGAGATGTTTTGAAACGCGTCCGCTGGCTGGAGATAGTTAACCCCCTCCTTCGAAACACCTGTATGATATCCTGTTATTTCGTAAACTTGCATTTATCCACCAAACACTACAAACCAAACTTGTTCAGGGTCGGATATAGTGGTAACAGCATTAGTTGCTGTAGCAAATATTAATTGTGTAGATGATTTATACCCTGGATTTAATGATGGTGCAACATACCATTGTCCTAGTGCAGTTGGATAAGTACACCCACCTATAGCTATATAATCTGCTGATGGTAATTCCAGTCCAAATGTAGCAGTGAAAAAACCTGCACTAGCTCTAGTAACCGTACAATTGTGCTTATAAAGTTCCGTTATTGTAAATCCTGGACCAGCTCCAATTGTAAATACACACATGGCACGTATTCCTAGAAGCTGCATTACTTGTGGATTAACACCGGAACCAGCTGTTTCGTTGATGTAAAACGGCTGTACATCCTGGTTGTTTACTGATTCTGTAGAGGTTAGTTCTTTTGCATAAATTAGCCCATCCATATCAGCTGCTAGGGATGGATCTGTAGGTGTTCCTCCAGAATCAGACTTTAGCATCTGCACGAATCGATGGTGCCCATCATTTCCTGCGGTGTCATCATCCCAAAAATGGTCAACGTTCATCGTTGTTTTGATGTAGTTTGTATTATCCTGCAGAATGGAGTTGTTCGCTTTTACTGATTTTGTTCCATCTGGAGCTGTTGTTTGCCAGGCCATTTACTTTCTCCTTAGAACCTTGGGAGGCATCTACTAATCTTTATTTGGTTATGAGTCCGTGTCAGCATCAATTCGCGCTGCTTAGCGAAGTTCTTAGAGATAATCTGCATTCTCTGCGGGTCAATACTATAGTCGGCTGCATAGTCCATTGCAGCGCCGTATGCGATGTATCTAAGCCAATGATCGAAGGGAAGTTCGTCTGTTCCACTCGTTGCAAAGTCTGGATTTCGTTTGTACCCGTAGATGTTCACCAAATACGTAGTATCTGGAATCGTTCGAAAGACAAACTCGTTTCCGTGATACAACATCTGCGTAGGAAATCCCGCTATAAGGACATCGGTGTTGTTGATGCCCCAATAGCCGTAGAACTCTCCAGGGTCTTGGAATATCTTCAACCTGTTCCAGGATACAGAGCTTCCTTCTGGGTCTTTAAGACTTATAATCGCCTCTGAGCCGATGTTAACGAACTCTGTAGAGGTATCATTACCTGGAAATGTGTAAACGCCGTCAGTGATCGTCTCGTCAATCTCAAAAGACAAGGTGCCCCACTGCTCGAACACCTTGAGATCGTCTGACATGGTCAAAGAGACAAAATCATTGATATATTGCAGCAATGTACCATTGTTTGAATCGGGATCGTTTTCGTTGCGACGCCCGATCGATAGTCTCATAATTCGCAATACATCTGCTATGTCTCTAGCCATGATATAATCCTATTAATCTTGGTAAATTGTTCGTAGCGCAAAACGGGGCTCTTTGTGAGAAAAGTATGTCTCGCGAGTTCCGTCTGCTTTATCGCGCCATTTCCAAACTGGAGTTCCCTTTTCTGAAAGGTAGCTTACAATATACTGTGGTAAATCGTAGACCTGACCAGGATGTAATGTTTTTTTAAAATCGATAATCGCGTTGCTAACGTACACATTCAGCGGGTTGGATGGCTGATCGACACGTCCGAATACAATACGTTGCGTTGGGTGAAGTTCCACGGGGCACGGTTTAATTGGATACCGACAAAGCTTAAGCTTTTTGTTCTCTGCGGATGCTGCTTCGTTGTACAAGCGGTAATCTCTGAGTGAAGTAAGGGGCATGTCTGAAATAGCAACCTTTTCTTCTTCAATCTTTACGGCCTTCTCGATTTCCCTGTCCATTACAGCTGTCATAGTTGGTTCCTCTTTAACTATGTTAGAATCTTTTTCTGGATATTTTCTAGGTCTTCCCATTGCGCCCTCAAGCGTTATATTGAAATTCTGTCTCTACTAAGTTGCAGTTTCCACCAGTCACATATGTTGGAAATGTCGTGGTATCAACTGGATCAAATGTTATATGATCTTCCAAAGAAAATTTATCAGTATCAGTTACTATTATTCTAAATTTGGAGTTGTTGATCTGGTCCATTCCACGTGGAACAGGAATTCGACCATTTAGGTCACTAAGACGCACGAAATCACCAGTAGAGTAACCGTGTGCTGCTGAAGTTGTCACAACACAAGGGGATGCATTCGTCATACTCGTAATGCTGGCTCTACGTGCTGTTTGTCCCATATTCTCCTAAAAGGGTGTCGGGCGCACAAGCCCGACACCATGTCACCAATTATTATTCTCTATTAACCGATGTCACCTAGGTTCACGACTTTGCCCATCTTGTAAATCTCAATATAGAATCTATCGCCGTCGCTACCCATAACATCTGTTCCAGCAGTTAGCTTGTACTCGACTGGGTCGTAGCTAAACTGATTCGGAACATACGGTGTCGTAGCGTATGGAGACACTTGTGGGTTGTTAAGGCTAATAACGTGTGTCTCGACAACAACACGACCACCAGCTACCCATGCGGTAAACGCTGTAGAGTCGATCGGCTCACCTGTCACTGGATCTTTCAGTGAGAAGTTAGTTGTATCTACAACAACAACGGCATATCTGTTGTTATTCAACTCATCCATTCCACGTGCCGTTGGCATGTCAGGACCAAGGTCCGTAATACGTACGATCTGATCAGTCTGCAAACCATGAACAGCTGTTGTCGTGATGACACAAGGATCAGCTAAACTCACCGCTGAAATTAGCGAACGAGTAGCAGCTTGACCACCGTCTGTATTAGCTACAGTGAAACCGTTAGTTGTTGGATTTAGGAAGTTAAAAGACTGAGCTGCTGCTGAGTCGATAACTTGTTGCTGATATGCTTCCGCGGCGTCTGTTTCATCACGAAACCAGAAAGACCTTGGTATTCCTCCAGCTGTTCCAGCCCAGTCTGTAAGGTTATTGAAAATAACCATATCAGCCTGAAACGGAAGATCGAGGGTATAAGCTGCACCACCTGAAACCAGACGGCGTGCTGCGGACATTGTTTGCCCATAAAATAGATCACTCATTGTTCAACTCCTTAAGCTTTGGTTGAAAGTAGTGTTACGATGTGACTGTCATCCAAAATCGCCGCGTTGAACCATGCAGAGAAGCCCATTGACTGGAATCGGTTTAGATAATCATTGAAACCAAGTGGCTTAAGGATCATTTCAGTGGATACCTCGTCGATGCCGACGTATCCGTATGCATTAGCACCAACAAAAGTGTTGCTGTACTGTGGTGGGCTATCAGTAGAAACGTTTACAAGTGTAGACGTTACCCATCGAGCTTCGTCCGTTGCGCCAAGTTCAGCCTGAAGAACAGCTTCTTGTGAACCGTAAGCAGCAGTAGAAATGAATGAGTCAAGGGCGCGGATATCTGGCTTCACATTTACGTGAGCAGTGACCCAAAATCCAGCCTCTACGGGTCCGGTTCCGAAGCGAGATGTGCCTTCGATGGTAGGAGTCATTTTTTCAGTATCGTTCTCGTCAAGGTATGCGATCGCACGGTCAACGTCGGCCTGAGTGAGCTCCGTAATGGCGTTTCCATTACTGCCATTGAGACAAGAGATCTGTGGAACAGCTGAACCCCAAACGTCGCGAGTAACCTTGTCAAGCATGGTGTGCATGCACTGTGAAAGATTGTCTGCGGTTTCGGATGCTGTATCATCTTCAACGATTAGAAGCACTTTACGAGAAAGTAGAACTACTTTACCGAATTCTTGAACTTGTACGTTGATGTCAAACTTCATGATCTGTTCAGGTGCTGGGTCTCCATCTTCAGGAAGAACAACAGGATCAGAGTTTAAGTTTTCTTGACGTCTAAACGCCATTGTATCAGTGCTTTTTGTCGGTAGGCTAAAAGCACGACCAAAAAGATTGTGAACGTTGCGAGGCTTCGAACGCTGCAATAGCGCACGATGTGCCCAACGATCGGCCATTGAGCCGTATTCGCTTGTAGTAGTTATTGAACTTGCCATTTATTTCATCCTTGGCCTACTTACGAACGCGCTTTGTCTGCCTCCAGGCTCGATACTCTTCATCACTCATTTGCATTACATCGACTGCTTGATTGACACCTGCCGCCTTTGGAACTCCCGTTGGTGATCCTGGAGCTTGCTTTTTAGCTTGTGGCTTTAAAGCTGACTGCTGTCGTGGAGTCAATGCTTGCATTAGAGTATAAGCTTCTTCATATCGATTGGATGCAGCTGCTACAGCTCCCGCAAGATTTGGCCTTTGTTGTAAAAATTGTGCTAAATCTTCGTCTACCATGCGTTTCTTTTCGGGATTAGATTTTACCCAAATCCTCTCCTCAATTTCGCGCATCGTATCTTCTTTTATCTGCTTGGCGTTCTGCTTTGCTTCTGCTCGAGTCACCGACTCATATTGTGCTTCGTCTTCCTCTTCAGGCTCAGATGTTTTCTTGTTCATCTGTTCCTTGTAGTACTGAAGCTCAATCTGTGCCCTCTGACTTGAAGCCTCTGCTTCTTGCCGTCTCTTACGCTCTTTCTGGACTGCTGATAGTGGGACGTGTCTTTCGACTACTTCCTGATTCTCTGTTGGCTCATTCTCATGGGCCCCTGGAGTCTCTGGAACTGCTTCCTCTATCACTTGGTCCATAACTTCTGTATTTGTTTCCGGTTCGGTGTCCGTCATTTTTTCTCCCGTTTAACGTTGTTTAACGACTTTACGAAGTCGATTTCATCGCGCCCTTTAATTGTAGGTAGGCGACACCTTTATTATTGAATTCTGGCTTGAGTTTTCCACTTGGACCCTTTGCGGGAACAATCCAAAGTAGTTCGCAAATTCCTCTTTCTGGACTGATCCAGTAGACAAGCGAGTTGCTTGTGAATGGAGGAAGTTTGAATGTTGCAATGGGCTGCGAAATATCAAACCTAGTGCTGTCGTGCTCGTTGAATTTAGCGTGTACCTGTAGAAACCAATTCTCTTTGATATGTGAGAGCTGATTGATACAATCTTCTACCAAGTCATCTATAGACTTTTTTAACGAGGTCTTCTCCTCGACTAGTTTCTTTGGTAAAAGTAGACCTGATCCTGGACACGTAACTAAATTCATTGTTCACCTGTAAAGCGGATTTACATTCCAGACATGCCGCGGAGCGAGTCTTCTTGCTTGTATGCTTTCTTCAAAAGCCGATTAGCTTTTTGCTGGTCCGCATTACCACCTGGACCACACATAGATTTTACTTTCTTTGGTGCGGACATTGGGTTTTTCTTCGAGGAATACATGCCTTTAACAGCGTTCATCGATGCTTTACCTTTCATTTTCAACCTCCTGGTTGAGTTGTTGCTGTGCTATCTGAACCTGCTGATTCTCGGAAGAACCCTCAGTTTCGGAATTGATTTGATCAGCTTGAGCATGAATAGTTTGCTGTATCTCTTTCTGATCTTCTTTTTCTTGCGCTTCGAGCATGTTGACGAACTCAAGAACCTTTAGAATTCTGTCGTCTTCTAGCGTAGCGATCTCTGTGATCGTTTTAGCTCGTGCTAGGGCAGCATCGGCTCTATTCTCTTCAGCCTGTGATGCACGTTCTGTCGCTAGTCCAATGTTAGAGATGACTCTAGCGCGGCGCTCTTGTGCTAGTGCAAGGTTCTGCTCTTTCTGACTATTGCCAAGCTCCATTGCGAGCCGCTCTTGCTCGTCAATCTTCTGCTGCTGAACTTGCTGCTGTTCCTGCTGCTTCTCGACAGCTTCTTCAAGATCAGACTTACCAGCCATTTGAAGAGCGTTGAGGATTTCACCCTGTGGAACATCGACAATCCCGTCTCTCTTAAGATTAACAAGCTCGTAGTAGTAAGCATCTTTCTGAGACTTGGAACGCACGCCCTCCTTGACCACAGCATCAAATTGTTCAAATTCTTGGTTGTAAAACTGCTCTGTCGGATCTTCGTTTATGATGCGTCGGACTTTTCCAGCTGGATACTTGTTTTGAATCACTTTTAAGATCAAAGAACCAAGGATTTGCTGCGAAGTATCGATGTTGTCGAAGACTTTGCGGTTTGACATTAAGTTTTGGGCAATCTGAACTTGAGCGAGACGACCGGAAACAAGAGTATTCTTCGCTTCCATTCCAACCGATGGCTCTGTGACGTTGCCGAGGGTGAGCGTTAGCTTGTCGAGTACCGCTTGGTACTCCATGATCGCTGGGTTGATATTCACACCTGACAGCTGCTCGACGGACGCAAGTCCAGCGGGGGCCTTCTCTGGATCAGCTGAAACACCGATGATACGATTTTGTCCCGACTGCTGGAGGTCAGTAGGATCTGGAACTGCACCGATGAGATACTTGTAACCGGTCGAGATGACGGAATCCATCATATCGATGATCTTCATGTGTCGTTTGTTGAACTGCCGCTGTGCGCTGTACTGGGACGCTGCCATGCCTTGGATACGCTGCGATGGCATCCAAATGGAGGGCTCCATGTAGCAAAGCATTGGCACAAAAGGATACGTTTCGACTATTCCGGTGTCGTCCTCACCACTCCATACGTCTTGACCATTTAACATTACGTGCAGATCAACGTAAGGGCGTCCCACTGTACGTATTTCGACATTCGGGAACTCGTCAAGATTTAGATTTAGAATCTCGGCATCCTCGCGGTCCTGTTGAAGCTTCTTAATGCCCTGCTTTAGTTGTCTTTTTTCGTCAGATGGTAGCTCAGTAATGTCACGATGAAAAGAATTGTCAAGATCAACAAGATATTCACGATTACGGGTAGTTCTACGGTAATACTGGTCATACGCAAGTAGATTTTTATTCCTGCTAAACGTTGTGAATTGTGGGTGATATGTCATGAACTTGTCATCACGAAAACCAGTTGCTACGTCGTCGATTACTTTCGGATCAACGTTGTGTAGCAGTTGCTTCGCAGACTCTCTATTAATCAGATCGCGAGTGATCGCATAACCGCAATCGCTAAGATCGATCGACTCAAACGTGGGATCTAGATAAAAAGAGTTGTATGTACGCTTATAGAATTTGATGTCGCCGTTGACGAAATCGTTCGAATAGTCCATCCGAATTCCACACAGCGCAATACCGCTCTTAAGCCCTTCGTCCGCTGCATCTAGAAAGTTGGGGTAGCCCTGGCCTTTGTCCCAAATGTAGTAAGATAATTCTGTGAATTGATCAGCTGTCTTTTGATCCGACCCTTCGACTGGGCCGTATATAATCTGGTTGACATTGTCTCTAAGATATCCAGAAAAATATTGAAGCGGACGACGTGTGATATTGAACTCGATCGGCTCGCGGCCTTCTGCTGCAAGTGCTTTGCGCTCGCGCTCTGACCACGTATAACCAGACGCTGCAAGCGTGTACACTTCTGCATCCTTGACAAAAGGCTGCCAATAGTCATGAGCATATCGGTAATTCTCAAGGAATTCTGATCGGATATCGTAATCTTCCAAAATACACCACTATTTTTAATACTATATAGATAGCATTTTTTACTTGTCGTGTACAGGATATTTTACTTGATATCGATGTATATTTTACTAATAGGCTGGATTGTAGATTAGATTCGCATCCTTCTAGACTCAACTGCGGCGCGGTGCTTGTCAAGTTCGCTACTTGTATTCACTGCTGATTCGACGCTGTTGACTGCTGCACAAGTATAGCGAAAACTGTCCGATGCGTTGCTATGAATATTGTGAAGCGGTCGATCTAAATATCTACCCTGAGGCTCTGACCACTGCTTTCGATACTTTCCAAGGCTCTCTATAAGCTTCTTGCATCTCGGACCATTAAACACACATCTAGCAAACTTGATCTTTGCGTGTGATATGCCTAAGTTTACGTCTGTGCGCTTAAGAACCCGAACGTTTATAGCTGTGTTTGCAAGCAGTCGACGAAAGTCTTTCTCGTAAGTGTTTTCAACGACAATCCCGTCCATTTTCGCGGCATCATGTGGTAAGAATATCGTTGATATCATGTAATTCTTTTCGCGAGTGATAAAATTGACGTAGAAGTCGACACCCTTGCGATTATCTTCGTAGTAGTCGATGATTCTAATCTCACCGTGGGCGCACTGGAAGAATATTATGGCCGTCAGGTCGTTTACACCGATATCCATCGCTACGTAAGTCGGCAGGAGAGCATCATAGGGACTAACGTTGAGTATTCGGCCTTCGTCGTAAGCTTTCGCGATGTACTCGGCATAGTAGTATGCGTCTGAGGAACTTAAAAAAGATTCTTGAATCGTGCTGGGAAATTCCTGACCCATCTTGTCGCCAAGTTCAGCCTTTTTTGCCGCATACCAGTTCTTTTGTTCAAGATCGAGCGTTATTCCCGCCTCGTTTTCGATCTTTTCAAAATAGTCTGTGAGATCCGTATCCCACTCGACCTTATTCTTCATTCTATAGAGTGGCTCTTCATGCCATGGGTAAAAAAATAGCTTGTAAGAGAGGGGATTATTCTCATCGTGCTCTTCTGTTGCAGCTGTATTTACCATCGCTGCAAAGTGTCCATCTGAACCCTCGCCAGTGGATTCGATGATCGCTATTCCCGACTGCGATAGCGTATTAAGCGTTCCGGTGACGATCTCCTCGGCCTTCTGCGGGCTTCTAGCGCACGTCTTACCGAATTCTGAGATGAGTACAAGCTGGCATGTTCCACCGCGAAGTGTCGTGTCTACACGAAGAAAGCTGCCGTTGCTGAAAGTGATTTCATGAGCAGAGTGTTGCACTATCCCAACCGGCTTAAGTTCATGAGGCATGTTTTCGAGTGCATGTCCGATGATTCGCTTGAAGATGTGCTGTGCGTGCTGAAGGGAGTAAGAGACGATACCGCATGACATATTAAAGTTGAATAGAGCTTCGTCTAGGAGATAGAGCACCGCAAACGTTGAATTATGAGATACGTAACCTTCAGCAATGAAAGTTTTTGTAGAAGTTTGTAAGTCTACAACTTCACCTTCTCCAATCTCTTCGATATTTACTACTGTAGAAAACGGCCCGTCTTTCACTTGTGGCATTTCTTTTCCATGCCACCATGTTCCTTTGATGAATTTAGTTGGTCGAGTTATTCCAACTAACTTAATGATTTCATCAACACGACCAACAACAATTTTATTTACTGGATTACTTCCAAACTTTGACTTTCTCTCTGCCTTGTCTATTTCAATTCGATAATTATACTTTCTGTCTTTAAAATATTTCTCCATTCTTTCAAAGACATCACCATCAAGTTGACTAAGACCAATCGATCCACCTTGTCTGCTGCTTTTTGCTAGAGATCCCTCACCGTCGAGCATTCCGCTCATCCAACCATCGTCAAAACTTCCTTTTTCCCAAGTATCAGTTACAACTCGCCTTATTTTATGCCCTACTTTTAATCTATTCTTTGGTTCTCCGTTGATGCTTCTCCAGTGATAATCTGTCGAACTGTTACGAGTTAACCATCGATGTTCACCAGTGCAAATTAGAGTTTTTCCGTTATCGAATGTAATCTTGTAACGAGTTGCTATGTGCTTTCGAGTTGCCTCAACGATAGCCGGTCTAAGTCGTCGTCGCTTTCCTCTTTTTTCAGCAAACTCGTCCGTTCCAATGATTCCATCGCCAGGTTTTAGGTCAGCAATTTTTACCCAAGTGAACTTATCTGTTAAAACAAGTGTTTCAGGATCTAAGCACATTCCGAGCTGCCGGGCTTTCAATATCAGATTACGTGTATGCAGATTATCGAAGACATCTTCCTGCACGTCGGTCATCACAAACTTTATGTCATTTCCGTCTCGATCGACGATTCGATACAAGCTATTCATTCGATAGCGCTTGTCGTGCAATTGCGCTAAATCGACTTTACCAACCAACTGATTTCTCTTTTTTATCGAGCTTGTCGAGCTTCTTTTGTAGTTCTTTGTTTTGTGCGGCTAAAGCAGCCATCCCAGCAAGCGTTCCGCCAAGTGCTTCGACTTCTTTTTGTTCTGTGTTGTATCGCGACTTCTTAGCTTTTGTAACTATGAGCTTTGCAGCGTTGAATGCTACACCCGGCTCATCGTCTTTGCGATCTAGAAGCGCTTTGAGTGTGTCGTATGAGGATTCTAGCTCAGCATCTCCCATCTGGCACATTGCTTTTTCGCGGGCTTCGACAACTTCTGGGTACACGTCTAGAAATTCGTATACTGCGCGTGGCGAACACTGTAAGTGTTTCGATACATGCCGTACTTTACCTCCGTACTGAAACATTAGCTCAATGATCTCTTCGACTGTCGCGACTTTTTTTCCAGATATTGCCATTCAATTATTTCCTCTTCTTGCATCTTCTTCAATTTTGATCGTAATGTCTGCTATTTCTTCTGCAATTCGGTCTACTGCACTGAAATTATGTACACTAATCGCGTTGTGAATCGCAGCGACTTTGTCGCGTATGATTTCGCACTGGCTTTTGATATACCAGCCCTGCATGTCGTCTTTTTGATCCATCTTTCTCCCGATTTTGTCGCGTGCCAATTTTTAAGTATCTTTGCTGCTTTGATCTGAAACGTACTTATCTAGCGCTTTGAGTGCGTAAGTGCTAAATGCGCTGTTTCGTTCCTTTTCTACAAAGCTGATAGCTCTACTGTACTTTTTTTCGTTCGTCTCTGGATCAAAATATTCTGTTGAAGGTAGCAAAATCCACCGCTTTCCATCTTTCGAGAAGTATGCACATCTAAAAAAATCTTGTGATTTCGATGGATTGGTGTCGTGGATGCGAAAATCTGCGAAACCGCGGAGTGATCCACTAGTAAATTGTTTAAACTTCAAGCACTCGATAGTCATAGCTAGCCTGCAATTTCAGTTTGAAACGATATCTTATAGAATTCGTTTTTTACAAAGAACTCTAAATCTACGAAAAAAAATAGTTGCTTGTCGTCGTCGTCGTCATCTTTAAAGTTATTTTCGTGAAACATCGCGCTATGAGCATTGAAAATATCATCGTATATTTCGCCTGAGTCAATTATTGACTCTATATGACAACAGAAATCTTCAACTTCACTGATATCAATTTCAGAATAAATAGCCTTCATGCACTTAGAACAAAAGCATTTGTAAGCTCTCTCGCCGTCGCAGAAAAAGCAGCCCTCTTCTTCAATAGTCAATCTTCAATCTCTCTGATTGTGATCACAGTTTTAGCCTCTTCGCCGTAGATTTTCTTAGAGTGAACTTGAGCTATTTGTCGATCGTCTACCCATAGAATTCCGTTTCCTACATCAAAAAGTGCCTTCAATAAATTATCAATATCAGGTGTATTTACGTGATAGATATCATCTTTTCTGCACTTCAAGCGTTCGAATACAAAAATTACCGTTATGTCAATAATTCCTTTGAGTGGTTCTTTGCTTCCGTACGATTCTTGCAGCTTGTACCGTTGCTTTTTGTGAATCTTTGCTTGAGAATTGTAAACTCGATTGCAAGATCGAAGAAAACGCGGCCTGGCTTTAGGTATCGGCTTCCCGTCAAGAACTATGTTTATTTCAGCCATGAAATCCTCATGTAAAGCGGCTTTACAGCGGTAAAGTGTGGTATTTTACAACATGTACTTAAGATTTTAGTTATCTCTGTCTCGTGCTAGGCTTGGCTTTACGCCTGTTTTACGCCTTCAAGATCTTCATCTCGCTCTGCTAGTATTTTAGTTGCAGCTCTTCAATTATTTTATGCATGTATCCTAAGACTATTTTTATTTTTAAGTCGCCAAGCTGTTCTTGAATATTTTGCAATTCAGAGTATCTTAATATTCTTTTAAATCTTGGCATGTTGTGGATTTCATCTCTTCTTAAAAGCAGTGTGAGCTCTTTTTCTCTTAGAGTTACTATGTCACTATCTGGTGAAAATTCATTCATGTATGTTCTCCATCTATCCGTCTCTGTTCTACAATCGTCGTGAGAGCCATTTAAAAGGCCCCTGGCGGCATTGGTTAGTTTATTCGAGTCTTTTTGCGAGTCATCGATTAAAAGCCAGCAGGGGCTAACTGTGTGGGTTTAGTGCGATTCCTCTATCTCAACTCTCATTCTTTTACGTAGGGATTCAAAATACTTAATCATAAGTTCATCGATTTCTTTTTCCCAAGTATCAAAGAACCCCTTACACATCATTTGAGCTGTTTGTATAGCTACATCAACTTGCAATTCAAATTCATGGTCACATTCGAAGTGCTCGCGCTTATTTGCAGTATTTTTTATTGATAATTCCATCATGCTACTAATTGCAATCCCAAGACGTGTCCAATCTCCGTGCAGCATTTTATGGTGCGATTCCATAATTAAAGATATTTCATACGTTGAGTCACACGAAATTCGAGCCGGCTTAAGCTTGTATTTTTTTTCAATTTCCTTAATTTCTTCTCTTAGTCTCTCGATTTCATTTTTAATCATTTACACACACTCCATTTGCGTTTTTCTTTTATAATGTTCTAGATTGCTCGAAAATGAGTGCGATGGAAGATTGTATTTCAGTGTTTCTTCGTCGTTTCCAACTCTAAATTTTACATA